TACGCTAGCTTGTACGGGTCATCAGTAAAGGCAAACAGTGCAGGGTATGGGGTCATGAGTGACTGTTCATTCTCCTTGGAGATGAAGTAAGTACCGCTTACTACTGGCTTAGTAGTAGGGTCGCATTCATTCCATAACAACTTAAGAGATTCTTTAGTCAGCACAATGTCGCTGTCTACCCATAGTACCCATGGGAAATCTGTGTGATCTACCCAGTAATCAAAAGCATTCTGTCGTTGTCTTCCGATCTGGTTACCTTGCACACGCATGGCAGACTTGATGGGTACATCACCAGTAAGGATTGAGTAGACCAACCCCTCAGTAAACTTTCCATCTGTACCGCCGTTGTCACACCAGCAAACTATGATCGAGTCGGGATCAATCCTCGGCTTCTGTTGTACTTGCGTTGGCTTCTTCGAGCGTTGTATCTTGGTCACGGTATGGTCTCCATCCACCTAATGTTTGTACGATTGATGCCAGCACACGCTGGACTTTCATGCGAGCGCCATCAGCGCTTGTGTTCATCTCTTCACCAAGCTTTGCCCAGTCTGCATACTCACTAGCAAAGCGGAGCTTAAGTATCTTCTGCTTGGATTCAGATAGTTTGTAGTAACTCTTGGCTATGTCAGAGCGCAGTGCTAGCCAACTCATGCCATCACTAATCTCCCCATTACCAAACTTAAGGTTGAGGTCTTTAATCTTGCTGGGCATTTCGTATGACTCGACGATGATGGTAGGCAGGAATGCTTCTACTACTGATACGTCGTAGTAGTACAGATCTGCCAAGTCATATCCCATGATGCGAGCCTTCTCCTTCTCGCAGTATGTAATGCAGTGATTGCGCAATGACTTGGCGATCAGCTTGTCCTTGTCCTTTTCCTCTAGGGACATCCACTCCTTGAATTTCTTGGGGTGACTGACAAACCAAAGATACATCTCCTGATGTAAATCTTCTAGTTCAATCATTGGATATCGTTTCCTAAAGTCAGAAGCAATCCGTACCATCATCTCCTTGTACGGTAGCCATTCGTCAATGCTGTGTTTCATGGGAGCAGGATGTCTCCATCTACCAGTGGTACTGCGTAAGGAGTAACCTTGCGATCTTTCTCTACCAAGATACCTATGCCTTGTTGCCAGTTAGCAATGCCTGATGTGAGATAAGAAGCTTGTCGCATGTCCATGAGGTGTCCCACCTCTAGCACGTAAACAGTTCTATTCTTGCCGTAGAGACCTGTTGTCTCGTGTTGTAACCCCAACTTGTGGGTGTGACCACAGACAACGCTCTTACCTAGCTTCTTGGCTAGGCTCATAGCAGTTGAACCCGGTACTTGCACAGAGCGTCCCTCGTCCCCATGAGCCATTACCCAGCCGGGTAGTAACTCCTTGAACCTATGCAAGTACTGGATACCTAATGAAGAATACCCCAACAGTTCTTCTATCTTGAGTGATTCAAGAGAGCCGAATGCTGGGGCATACTTTCTAATGTAAGTCTGAATGCGATCCGTATGGTTTGATCGCTGAATAATAAAAGGTTTATTTCTACCGAGTGCGTCTCGGAAATCTGCCATGATGTTGTACGTCTGGTCTATTGAATCTTGTAGGGTAGGTGCGTACTCACCTGCCATACCTTTGTTCCACCTGCTAGGTTCTGGTGCATCAAGTTCATCACCCACGCACCAGAGCTCATTAGGTCGGTACCATTTAATAAAACTGATAACCTTCTTAAGAGCTACTGGGTCATGGTATGGAATCTGTAGGTCACTGAGTACTACTACTCTTCGCATCAGGTATACCTTCCTACTGTCCGCTTTGGACTAGTATGCCTATTATGGCATAGTTTGCGAGGTCAATAAAGGTATCCCGTAGTGATTCGTAATTCGGCGTGTCGTTCTCAGTCTCGACAAGGTGACTAAACCTTTGGAGTTTATCAAACATTCTAACTCTAAGACCATTGTATGGTCCGCCGGGAGCGAGTGAGATGTTAAGCGGACCGTAATCTTCTTGCTTCTTAAGGAGGACTGATCTGAGTTCAACAAGGATATTGTCGACATCACTTTGCCTCATCGCTTAGTACTTCCTTTGCTTGTAGTTCAAAGTTCTTCATTTACTCCCGCACTTGTAGCTCTTGCCATACCTTATCGGCTTGACCAAGTGGTGCTGCCACTAGTAGTGCTGCTAGTCCAATGATTAGTTCTTGGGCTTCTTTGATATCTTCAGTACTAACATGATAGATATCATACAGAGCACCAAGAAGATCCAAGGTCTTGTCATCCGTGACCGCAATTCCTATACTCCCATCCATGTGTTCGATGTGTGTCCAGATTGTTTCGTCAAGAGGTAATACAATCTCTGATTCGCTCATTGATCCAGTCCTTTCCTAGTTTAACGATGACGCTATTTACGTCCTCGCCTTCGGGCATTGGTACTACATTGGCATTAGGTAGCTCTCGCTGTATCTTCTTGCCAAACTCTGCTCCTGCATTGTCACCATCCGTAAGGATGATTACCATATCGAAGTCATCTAAGATCCTAGTATAGTGGGACTTCCAGTTGTTAGCCCCCGGTATACCTACCGTTGGATGAACAGTCTTGACTGACATCATGATGGAATCAAACTCACCCTCAGTAACGCAGATATATTTCTGTGCTACAAAGCAAGCTTGAGTATTAAACATGGTGGTCTTAGCACCACTCATGCCCATGTACTTAGGTTCTTGTCCGCCTATTGACCTGAACCTGATATCAACCACACCACTCGGAGTAACATAAGGTATAGCAAGCCTACCAACAAACTGTTCATGACCCGGAAGAGGATCGACGACCACTCCCAGATGAAACATGCGAGCTTCTTCTACCGACAACTGTCGCGTGGCGAGATATGCCTCGGCTTGGTTGATGTGTCCTTTGTAATGCTCCGTTGCTTTCAGGAGAAATTGTCTGTGCGAATTCGATAGCCTCACCTAACGTACCTCCTTGTCTATGCATAATTAAATCGTAGGTATCACCTGATACACCACAACCAAAACATTTGAATCTGTTTGTATCTAGATTAACAGTAGCACTAGCAGTTCCATCTTCATGGAATGGACAACGCATCTTACGCCATCCACCTGCACGTGCGGGTACTGCAGCACCGATACTATTTAAGTAATCTTCAATGCTATGCTTTTCCATCCGTTACTCTTTTCAATAATTCAATCCATACTGAAGCGGGCATAGTGGCATACCAATCTGCAGGGTCACCTTTGCCCTTGCGCTTATGCAAGACTACTCCTGTCCAAGCATTATCGTTTGCCATCTCTACTTTCAACTCTTCTACCCACCCCGCCAAGTCCATCTTGGCGTGGTTCTTAATCTCTATAGTAACTCCAGGTATACCTGATATGTCACCTTTGTCTAGTGTTGCACCAGCCAGTCGCCTATCAACATAAGGAAACCACTGCTTAAGATACTTAACTACATCTCGCTCTGCTCCTGAGCCTTTGGCTTTGGCTGCACTACTCACGCTAACTCCTTCTCAATCTCCTGAATAGTTGGGCAGGGGTATTCATAATCAGCGTTACAACCTATGCACCAATTTCCAGCCTTGTAATCTCTTGGCTTATGCAATTCCACTACCGCACGAAGGGCGTGATACTGCTTGGTTATATTGGCAACCGTTATTACTGGATTTAACTTTGTTAGCAATTCATCGTGTGTCATACTGGCATCATCTCTTGATTGTAATCTTTAACTACATCTTCTAGATACATTGAAGCAGGATCAAATGATAGTGTCACATAAGTTCCACCTGTTTGATCTGCTTTGCCGTAACGATTCTTTACTGGTGCTATGCACAAGTAGTAGTCTAGTCCTGTAGGTAAGGGCATCTGCCCTACGGTTAGTACCATTGCTGGTACCTGTGCTACCTTACCTTGCAAGGCAGAGCGTGGTTGGCATGGATAGCCTTGTGCTCCTTCTTGTGTATGGTGTAGCACTAGTACTGCAGCATTGGTATCTCTAGCTAAGTACTTAAGTTCTTTCATGATCTGTCGCATTGCTGCGAACTCTTCAGCTCCATCCATTGCTACATCCATGAGGTTATCCACCACGATAAGTGTTGGACTTCTACCCCACATAGTTTCAAAGGCAGAGACTTCTTCATCTAGATCTTTAAGTGTTGGGCTAGATTCGAATGACCAATAAAGATGGCTTTGCTCTGACAAGATAGACTCTGCAGTATCAGGGTTAGTTTTCATAAGTGTCTCTGCCTGTGACTGCGTCATCTTACCTGTCATTGCTAACAATCTCATAGCCATAGTGTGAGCATTGGTATCTGCTGAGAAGTAAAGCGTTGGTTGCTTTAACCTTGCGGCTATGTGTAATCCAAGTGAAGACTTACCTGCACCCGGAGTACCAGCAATCACTGTTACCTCAGCTCTGCGGATAACAATACCTGCACGTTCAAAGGCTTGGAAGGGAGCAGGTAATGGCTCCCCACCTACCTCAGTCTTGTGGATACTACGCCGAAGCGTCTTCATGTTTACCTTCTAACTCATCTACTATCCACCATAGAGTATCGATCTTATCTATATCATCGTTCTCTAAAGTTTGCCTAAGTATTGCGCCTAGGTCAGTAGGACTTAGGGTAGTCATTACTTCATCCGATCTGGTACGTATGTATTCCAATCTGGACTTGACTTGTCTACATAGATAGTTTTGCACTTGGTTGGATCACCTTGTGCTGATGGACAGAAGTAGCCCTTATAGATACCACCTTGTTTGGATGTACCTTGAATGGCTGTCATCTTTCCATGTGGACATGAGCGTCCGCCCCCAATAGGGGCTTGGCTAAAAGGTGGGATGTCTTGGATGACTGTTCCACCTAGTGTTTGTGCTATGAGGTTTGAGGCTGGAGTAAGTGGAGCTTGTTGTCCACGTACACTAGCTTCTAGTTCTGACACTGCAGAACTAATAGCGGCTAGAGATTCAGATACAATAGTATCTAATCCTGCGCCTGTCTCAGCACGTACAGTAACAAGACTACCTGCTGGTGTCTTGACTGTGATACTGATGGGTGCTTCTGTGCTACTCATCATTCTCCTTTGGTTGTATGAACCACTCGCAATGTGCAGTTAAACCACACATCTTACAGTGTTGGAAATTAGGCACAAAGATATTATCTTTACGTGCCCTGTCGAACATAGTGACCAGCGCTTCGATCTTGCTGTCAGTATAGTCAGCGAGATCGAACGATGGTGATAGTTCACCCTTACGTGCCATCCAGTAGTAACCCTTGGTTACCTCTAGACCATAGACTTTACGTAACCCGTAAGAATAGAACGCTAGTTGTAGTGCTGAGTCAGGCGTAGTCTTGCCTGTCTTAAGATCTATAATGCAGTACTCTTCCTTCTCTGTATCATAGAACACACGGTCAATAAACATCTTAACTTGTACACCCTCGACTATAGGTGAAGCTTCCATCTCAATGGCTGGTGAGCCATCATCAAGAGTAGCAATCTTCATGTGCTGATTAGCATCACGCCAATCAATCCAACGTTCAAAGTATTTATATCCATTAGTAAACCACCAGTCTTCATCCTCTGGGTTACGACGTGGTGAAGCTACTCGCCAGCTACTCTTATCGCCTTGGTATTCAGGGCGTTCATTAGCAGTCTCTAACCACCAATGTTTCCACTCATCTAGTAATGTCATAGGTGTTTTCTATCCCATTCTTCAGTGGCTCGGTGCACTGCGCTACCACCATAGAACCACCACGCTGGTAGTTCTTGGATCTTCTTTACTCTGTTTAGATAGTAAGACCAACCACATGATAGCCATGTAGTTAAGCTTGAATAAGATATATGTTCTGGCAATTCATGGTCGCCAATAGTAATCACGTTCTCTCCTTTGTTAGGGCTAGCAAGCAAGGTCGGAGAGAGCCAGCCCTGCTTGCGTAGCGGTCATAGCATACACCATGACACGATGAAAACTACTAAGAAAACACCGAGTCATGACAGATAGGTGTATCCTATGCGTTAGGGTATGGCTTGATCAATAGATCAACCACACCTGACACGTTGTTTTCATCAGCATATAAGCGTGCTTGTTCTGGAGTATCGAAGGGTCCGTGTACTGTAACGGGTACTTTCTCTGTCCATGCTGCTTCAATTACTACGTATATCATACCTCTCCCTTCTCATCATGTAATGTATCGGGATCATCTATAGTGCAATCATCATTGCAATCATAGCCACATCTATCACAGATGTTGGCTCGACCTTCACTCATCCACATAGGTTCACTCATTAGTAATCCCAACTAACGTTCTCCCATGTAGGGTTAGACCAACCCTTGGTTACACCTGTAGCTGCAACGTACTTGTCTTTACCTACGCTGCTATACCTACACATACACTCAGTGTAAGCAGATGAACAGTCAAAGCAGAAAGCACAATAAAAGCATGTTGCATCATTGCTATCTAACGTTGCTTCATCCATGAACTGATCACATGATGGACATTGATATGTCTCAGTCTTGTCATCAAAGAAGTCCATGTCATTCTTACTAACCCATGAACTAAGACCTTTACCTTTACGAGGATCAGCATAGCCATAGTTTAGGTAGCATGAATCATTAGACCACCATACACCTGAGGTATCTTGTGTACCTAAGTCTTGGTTAAGTACATAGCATTCATGTTGTGCACGTGGGTCAACAGTAAGTACAGCCACCTTAGAACCAGCGGTGTATTCTTCTAACATCTCCCATGTGTAATCATTATCTAATGCTGCTACTCCACCTATAGTAGGCAGAATATCTTCAGCAAAGATACGTGTATCAGACCTATCATCTTTATCATGTGGAGTGACAGGCAAGATACCATTGTGTGCTATATGAGTACGATCATCATCACCTAGTATAAAGGGATGACAGTTAGCTACAGTACGTGAACCATGTGTAGCATAACGAGCATGCCACATAGCATAGCCATCCATATAGTAGCCACGCATCTCTAAGAACCGATTGATAGATTCATCAGCACTCATAGTGCGCTCGCGCAAGATACGTTTCTCTTCAGGTATAACGATAGAGAATCCATACCCATGTGGGTTGTTCAATGCAGAGTTAACTAACTTATCACGGTCAGGCATAACTCCGGGTGGTACTACACATAACATACACATTAGTTCTCTCCTTGGTTGTCGGTTGTTAGTTCTTCTTTATCAAACAGTTCATTCATAATGATGAACAGATTAGGATAAGTATCGCTATGCTCTGACACATAAGATACAAACCTAGCCCAAGACAATGGCTTGTTCTTTGCTACCATCTTGAGATCACGGGTGTATTCAACAGCAGCATGAGTAAACTCAATCGCTGATAGCACACGTTCGTAGCGTAGTGAACCACGGAACACTCTAAGTTCTAGTGTCTCATCATTCTCTGTGTTGATTGCGCTATACCTACCATTGGATTGATCGCCCATTTTAACCTTGGGTATGATCTTACCTTTGTCACTGAAGGTAGCGTAGTTTGATGAACGACCAGCAAGTCTAGTGACTTGACGTTCGTTGTCATAGATAAGTTTCATGAATCTAATCTGATGAGACTCACGTAATGTAATGCTACCACCACTAAATGCTGAGCGTGATACATGTACATGTAAGCCACAAGTACTAGTGTTCCAAGACCTGAACCTATTAGACTTGAGATAAGATAGTATGTCAGCCCATGGAAATTCCTCTTGCATTTCTTTAAGAGAATGTGGGTGGGTAACTATCTCAAAACCATAAGATAGCGAGCCATCTGACTTAAGATAAGCACGGTCACCATGGTTAGTAAGATCAGCCACATGATCAACAGCGTTATCAAAGTAATTACTATCACGACACTCAACTTCTAGCTCAACACCAAAGTAATACTTGGCGTCACCATGAAACTTAGGTCGTGGTTTGTAGCTGTAACTGTGGATGTTGCTGTTGTCTTCTACGTCACGTTCACATGAGTGATCTTCTAGATTAAAGTGATGGTCTTCATAACCGCAGTCA